TAGTGCCGGAGACATAATTGTTAAAGGGGAAGTAGATGATATAATAAATGAGTATGCCTCCGGTAAACGGTCTTCTGATTTGAAAAAGAAATATAAAGCATTACAGGGTTGTTTAGAAATTCAAGAATGGTCTAATAATACTGGAACAGGTCGGGGCAATGAGCATTATTTCGTGAAGGGCATTTAACATGGCAGATAATCCTATTGTAACGTTAGAATTGAGTAGATTTCGTACAAAAAGACAAGAAGAATTACTCGATATGTTACAAGATGATTCTGTGCGAGTAGAGGTTAATACTAGAATAAAGAACGCAATCAATAAATTTGTTCCGATGAAAAGCGGCATGTTACGGCAATCTGCAAGAGTTACGCCAAATGAAATCATTTGGGGCGAAGGATTGCCGCATCCGTATGCTAGATACCAGTATTATGGACAAGTGTATGGACCAAATCATCCAATCATTCGTAAGGGCACAATTGTTGGGTGGTATTCTACTCCTGACGTAAAGAAATATCCAACTGGACGAGAACTTGGCGTGCCAGGCTTTTGGAAAGGGTGGAGATTTGGATATACAACAAAAGGCACTCACCATCATTGGGATAGATATTTCAGATATCTTCCAAAATTGAAAACCAACATAGAAATTACAAGATATCTGAAAAAAGAGTGTAAGAAAAGAGGATTGAAGGCATGAGTGTGGATAAAAACCAAGCGGTTATTAATTATATAATACAATGCCCAACAATTCTCAATAGTCCTCTTTATTTTAATTTTATCAATGCAGAGGATGATACAAACCAATTAGTAACACAATCAAATGAACGTTACGCCAGTAAAAAGTATATTGATGGCAGTGTCATGAAAATATACTCTTTTACAATTATAATCTATCGATCAACAGCGGATATCGCAGTTGTTAAAATAGATGGGTATCCAAACGAAAATGTGGCTGATATGTCAGACATACAGGCATTAATCGATTGGATACGAGAACAGGAAGATTTACATAATTACCCAGATTTCGGAGCAGATTGTATCGTTGATGAAATAAGCACAACAACGGATAATCCCAATTTTGATGGCATAGACGATCAAGTATCTCCTCCGTTAGCAGTATATAGCGTAACAATAGAAATACAGTATTTGGATAAAAGCAAGGTAATATGGAGGTAACTACATGCCCGTTACACAATTTAATTTAGCAAATGGCCAACGTGCTGAACGTAAACTTCTTATAACTGTTGCGGAATGGTCGGAGGGAAGTACGCAGACTAGAGAAATTTTAGGCACTCGTACTGAAGATTCTAGTATTGATTATAATCCTGATATCGAAACCACCACAGATATTTTAGGTATCAATTATACTGATCTTAACAGAACTCAACCGCAACAGGATTTTGATCCGTATCTTATTCTTGGCGGGTCTAAACTCGGAGCAAAACTTAATGATATTAGGCGTAGAAATGCGCTGTCCGAACTTAGTCAGTTTACTATTTATATTATTACCGCGTTTGCAGGGACTAGCGGTTCCTATGAAGCGGAAAAGCACTCTGATTGTACTATAACATATAATAGTATTGGTGGCGATACGAACGTAAACTTCCCGATCTCAGTGTACTTCAGCAATAAGATTACCTTAGGCACCGTTGACAAACTCGCAGATGACTTTACATTTACAGAACTGTAAAACATATTTTAGGAGGATACATTTATGGCTAAGGATGTCAATAAATCAACTACCACAAATAATATTGCCGATATTAGTTTTGAGCCGATTCGGAAGAAACGATTCAGAATTGACGGCGATGATAATAGAATCCTTGAATTAAATACTGCTGATCTTAATATTATTGTAAGATTAAAAGAAACTTATCCGAAATTAGTGGAGTTGGCTAATTCTGCCTTTGCAAATATGCCTGATGTGGATGTTACAGAAGATTATAATTTTGCAGAGGATGAAGCAACAGCACTTGTTATTGATGCATTAGCGGATGCAGATAAAAAAATGCGTGAACAAATAGATTACATTTTTGATTCTAATGTATCTGAGATGTGTGCCCCCAGTGGTTCTATGTATGATCCGATAGACGGTAAGTGTAGATTTGAGTATATTATTGAGACACTTTCTTCTCTCTATGAAAATGATATGGAAAAGGAATTAAGTAAAATGTCGACCCGTGTAAAGAGACATACAAGTAAATATACGAGGGCGAAGAAGGGATAATCTTTATGTATGAAATACCTATATCAATACACATTGATGATAGGGAATACAAAATTAGAAATAATGGGGACTACCGTGTAATTTTAGATTGTTTTTTGGCGCTTCAAGATGTTGAATTAAATGCCAAAGAAAGATTACTCGCAGCCCTCATTATTTTTTATTCTGACTTTGATTCCCTAGAGGATTTTGATGGTGAAACTAATTTAGAAATGTTAGTCACCGAGATGTATAAATTTTTTAGTTGCGGAACTTTAGAGCCTAATGACCAACGATTTTCTCATCGTCTCATAGATTGGGATAAGGATTCTCAATTAATTTGTTCTGCTGTAAATAAGGTTGCCGGTAAAGAAATTAGATCGGAGCCTTATATACACTGGTGGACATTTATGGGATATTATACTGCTATAGATGAATCCCCAATATCTACTATTATTCGTATTCGCGATAAAATAACAAAGGGCAAATCTTTAGAAAAAAGTGAACGAGAATATAGACAGGCTAACCCACAATATTTTGTTTGGAATAGCAAAACTATTGAGGAAAGTGAGGCAGATAAATTAGTCAACGAGTTGTGGAATAGTGGAGGATAATTTATATGCCAATTGATGGAGATATTATACTTAAAGCCGGATTAAATACTGACGGCGCAAAAACCGGAGTAAAAGATTTAAATAAAATTATTTCTAAAGGTATAAAAAATACAATTAGAATTGTATTTGGCGTGCGTTCTGTTTTTGCGTTAATACGGAAGATGCGTTCAGCATTATTTGAAGGATTCGGCAATCTTGCACAAGTGCATGAGCCTTTTAATACAGCTATGTCTAATATAATGACATCGCTCAATTTACTTAAGAACACTTTTGCTTCTGCATTTGCGCCAATAATCGAAACTGTATCGCCAATACTTACAAAATTTATAAATTTAATTGCTGAGGCCGTAAGTCAAATCGGACAATTTATTGCCGCACTAACAGGAAAAGAATATGTACAAGCTGGTGCGGTTTATGTTGATTATGCCAAATCTCTTGATAAGAGTACAAAAAGTTCTAACGCAAATACAAAATCCACTAAAGCACAGACTAAGGCTAATAAAGAATTACAACGAACATTAGCAAAATTTGACGATGTTAATATTTTAAAAGAAGATAAAGATAACGATACCAAAAGCCCTACTACACAAAAAGACCCAACTGCTGTGTTTTCTCAGGTTCCGATTGGCGAAGCCGTTGGAAAATTTGCAAAGGATTTTAAAGCCGCTTGGGCAAGTTTGGATTTAAGTGATATCGGAAGGCAGTTAGGAACTAAATTAAAAACTGCATTAGATAATATTCCGTGGGACGCCATAAAGAAAACTTTGTCTAATATGGCAACACGCATAGCCACGTTTTTAAATGGATTTTTATCTACGCCTGGCTTATTTACATCTATAGGAAATACTCTTGCACAAGCATTAAATTCCGCATTTACATTCTTAGAAACGTTTGTTAAAACCTTTAAATGGGATACTTTAGGCGCGGCAATACGTGATTTGTTATTAGGCGTCATTAATAATATTGACTGGCCTCTGATTTATAGTACAATGGGCACTTTTGGTACAGGACTTGGTACCGCTGTAAATACTGCGCTCAATAATCAAGAAATCTGGTCAGGTATTTTTACAACTATAAGCAACGCATTTAATGCAATACTTACTGGTTTATCCTCGTTTTTAATTGCTATAGATTGGGGCTCATTAGGCGCCAATATCGGTAATGGATTAAATGATGGAATTGATGCCTTTAATTGGGATTTATTATCAACCACTTTAAAGACTGCTATAAACGGAGCATTTAATCTTTTATATAACTTCTTATCAACATTTGATTTCGTTAAATTTGGCACTAAAGTAGGGACTTCGATTTCTAATGCTATTAAAGGAATTGATTGGGGTAAAGGCGGAGCGTCTGTTGGATTAGCTTTTACTAAACTGTATAATACAGT